GATGAAAATTTACAAAAATTTACAAAAATAGAGGGAGGGCGGGTAAAAAGTTCATGGAAAAACACGTAAAAACCACCCGCCTCCATTTTTACGCAAAACCGCGAAATGAAATATTTTTTTTGGAGAACTTATGGCAGGTCGCAGACCAACACCAACAGCCACTAAATTGGTTGCAGGAAATCCTGGTAAGCGGGCGCTAAATAAAAATGAGCCTAAACCAAAAGAGGGCTATCCCGATGTACCGCCACACTTTAATACACAAGCTAAGAACATCTACCTTTGGCTGTGTAACATGCTCAATGATATGGGACTATTGACCGTAGTTGATGGCATTGCTATTGAACGTTTAACAAAATGTTACATAGAAATACTGGAGTGTGACAAACTCATCGATGAACACGGACAGGTGCAACAGGTCGTCAATACTCAGGGTGAGTTAGTCCTTAAATCCAATCCCGCAGTAACTCAACGTGCTGATGCTGATCGCAGATTACGCGCGTGGATGATTGAGTATGGACTAACCCAAGCATCTAGATCAAAGGTGAAAGCAAATGGCAAAGAAGGAGAAAACGAAACCGACGGATTCTTTGATTGATAAAGCAACTCAATACGCGATTGATGTGACATCAGGGAAAATCTTAGCGGGTCCCGATATTCGAAACTCATGTAAAAGGCATTTAGATGATTTAAAAAATGCAAAAGAAAAAGGGTTAATCTGGGATACCGAATCCGCTGATCGTGCCACAGATTTCTTTGAGAAAGTGCTTAAGTTAAATGGTGGTGAACACGAAGGGAAACCTTTCGTATTACTACCGTGGCAATGTTTTATTGTCGGCTCAATATTTGGCTGGAAAACATTAGACGGATATCGCCGCTTTCGCATGGTCTATATTGAATCAGGGAAAGGCTCTGGTAAATCGCCGTTAGCTGCTGGCATAGGTCTGTATTGTTTAATGGCTGATAAAGAACCTCGTGCTGAAGTTTATGCGGCAGCTACAAAGAAGGATCAGGCGATGATATTGTTTCGTGATGCCGTTGCTATGGTTGATCAATCTCCCGCATTATCTGAACGAATAAAAAAATCAGGTACAGGTCAAAATGTATGGAATTTAGCTTACCTAAGAAAAGGTGCTTTCTTCCGACCAATATCATCAGATGACGGACAATCAGGACCGCGCCCACATTGTGTACTAATTGATGAAATACACGAACATAAATCTAATAACGTCGTTGAAATGATGCGAGCTGGAACAAAAGGGCGAACTCAGGCAATCATCTTCATGATAACCAACTCAGGGCATAATAAAACCAGTGTTTGCTATGAGTATCACGAGTACGGGCGAAAGGTTGCAGAACAATCATTAATTGATGATACATTTTTTTCATTTATCTGTTCGCTAGATGAAGGCGACGATCCTTTTACTGATGAATCATGTTGGGCTAAGGCTAATCCCTCATTAGGTCACACGTTTACCGATAAATATTTGCGTGAACAAGTAACACAAGCTAAAGGGATGCCATCTAAAGAATCAATCGTTAGGCGTCTCAATTTTTGCCAATGGGTTGAGGCTGATAATCCATGGTTGGCGTCTGATATCTGGATGGCTAACGAGCAAGATTTTGATATAGACGAATTGGTCGGTGAGGATTGTTATGCTGGGCTGGATCTATCTGGTACTCGTGACCTCACAGCGCTATCCCTTTATTTTCCAAAATATAAAAAAGCATTTACTGAGTTTTGGACGCCAAAAGAAACACTTTTAGATAGGTCTAAGTCGGATCATGTTCCTTATGATGCATGGGTTAAACAAGGGTATTTATTCGCTACGGAGGGTAGGGTTGTTGACTATAATTTTGTCGCTCAACGACTAGGCGAATTAACAGCTAAATTTAATATTATTCGAATGGCGTTTGACCCATATAGAATTAAATATTTTCAGCGTTCATTGGATGATGAATCAGTGAGCATTGAAATGACACCGCACGGGCAGGGTTTTTTTAAATCAAAAGATTCTGGTTTATGGATGCCTCATTCAATCGAGCTATTAGAAAAAGACATAACAGAGAACAATATCATCATCAAATATAATCCTTGCCTACGTTGGAATGCTGCTAGTGCTGTACTCGAATCTGATAACAAAGAAAATAAGGTCTTTGCAAAAAGGAAAAGTACAGGGCGCATTGATGGCGTGGTTTCACTTGCAATGGCACGGGGTTGCGCCGATGAAATGCAAGAACAGATTGGCAACCTATCAGATCACATTTTAAACGTCGGAATACGGACACTATGAATCTATTTAAATTTTTTAAACGTAAACAAAATTCTATTAATCAGCAAGCTCTTGCTGATTACATAGGTTTTTCAGCGGACACGTATACTGGTCGCCGAGTCAGTCCAGCGCTGGCTATGAGGTTAACAGCAGTATTTGGTTGTGTCCGTGTATTAGCTGAATCGGTAGGAATGTTACCGTGTTTTCTATACCAATCGACTGATAGCGGACGAGTGAAAGCTCCAAAGGAAAAACTATATTCACTGTTATACACCGCACCCAATGACTATATGACACCTCAGGAATTCTGGGAGTATTTAATTGTAAGTCTTTGTTTACGTGGTAATTTCTATGCGTATAAAGTTAAAGTCTTGGGTGAAGTTGTAGAGCTGTTACCTCTTTTACCTAACAGTGTACAGCCGAAACTTGATGAAAATTGGAATCCTGTTTATCAGGTAACATTTCCTGACGGCTCCTGTGATGTCCTATCTCAGGATGAAATTTGGCACGTTCGCACATTTACAACGGATTCGTTAGTCGGATTAAGTCCAATTAGTTATGCTCGGCAAGCAATAGGGCTTGGATTAGCCACAGAGGAGCACGGAGCGCGTTTATTTGGTAATGGTGCTGTATCAAGTGGAGTGTTACAAACGGACCAAACTTTAACGGATGAAGCCTATAAGCGGCTTAAAGAAACTTTTCAAGAACAACATCAGGGTTTATCAAATGCACATAAGCCGATGATTCTAGAAATGGGATTAAAGTGGAATCAAATCAGTATGTCAGCGGAAGACGCGCAATTTCTCGAAACTCGGAAATTTCAACTTGAAGAGATATGCCGAATATTCCGCGTGCCTCTTCACATGTTGCAAAACACCGACCGTGCTACATTCAGCAATATTGAAAATCTGGGTATGGGATTCGTTAATTATTCCCTAGTACCGTATTTAACCCGCATTGAGCAGCGAATAAATACAGGACTAGTAAGTAAAGATA